GGCTGCTATCGCACTATACCTAACGGGTGTAACCGACTTGAAGGTTCTATCGACAGCCGCTCTCGCTGGCTTCCTTGGACCCGTCTTGAAATGGCTAGACCCATCTGCCACAGAGTTCGGCAGAGGTTCCAACTAGCCTCTAGGATACCCCTTAACGGGCTTCTAAGGCGGTTTTTAGACACTTTGACCCCTAGGTTGGGGAGTTACCCTTACCCAGAATACTAAGACCCCTCTATCTCGTGATTGCACATCATGGATAGAGGGGTCTTTTTGTCGTTCCGATAAGTAGTTTACACTTGGCTGACTTCCCCTCAGTCAAGTATAATTATATATATTATATATAATAAAATACAATAGACCCCGTAGGGGTCTATATATAATATATATAAATATGATTATAACATATATAATATTATATAGATAGAGTTTTGAAAGGAATTATGGGAGTATATATATCTGATGGTTACAAGATACCTGAACATGTATCTTATTCAGCTATTACTACATACATCGATTGCGGTTACTTGTACTACCTAGGACGACTATTGGAGATACCCGAAAAGCCTGCCGTTTGGTCTATTGGTGGTGCTTCTTTCCACAAAGCAACCGAAAATTGGGATAAACAACATGTCGAGTAAGATTCATAAAGAAGTGGACAAATTATGGGAAGAGGCATGGAATGAATATTCGAAGGATGTCGACTTTAACGCGCTTAGGGTTAGCGGCAGGGCTACGAAAGAATATCCTAATAAGGAAGACGCAGGGTTCTGGAAGTTCAAGGGACCCGAATGGGTCCGCAGTTACGTCGAGTGGCGTATGGCCAACAAGAACTGGAAGATTTGGAAAACTCCTGAAGGTGCTTCTGCGATTGAATTAGGCATAATGCCTAAGTTTGCAGGAATCACCGTTAAGATGGTCATTGATAGGGTTTTTGACGTTGATGGCCAATTGATTGTTGTTGACCTAAAAACATCACAACGAGCACCCGAATCAAGCTTACAGCTTGGCTTCTACCGTGCTGGGTTGAAGCAGGTTTTTGGCATTGATATTCAATATGGCAACTATTGGATGGCACGCCAAGCTAGCACCTCAGAGATGGTAGACCTTACCAAGTATTCAGACGAGATGATTGACTACTTCGTAGAAAGCTTTGACAAGGCACGCCGTTATGGTGTATTCTTACCTAACACAAACAACTGTAATCGTTGCGGACTCACCGAGTTCTGCGCGTTTACTTCAAAGAAAGAGAAATAATGACAGAAGAATGGAAACTGCAAGTTTCTATTAAGTCATCTGCTTCTAAGGATGCAGATATGATTAACATCCGCGCTAATACCGCCGATGAACTTAGCGTGTTACTTGAAGGCATAGGTGACTACTCTACGCAGATTGCTGCTACTAGCAAAAAGATAGCGCAGGCGTACACAGTACTCCCTTTATCGACTACGAGTTCCACTACAAGCACAACGCAAGTGCAATCCTATCCAACAATCCAGGTATCGGCAGCATCCGATACAGGAGTAGAGGAGACAGTACATGATAGATACGGTAACGTATGGGTGTACAATAAGCCTGGCGCTCCGACCTGCGTTCGTGGTATAATGGTACTTAAGTCTGCTATATCTAAGGAAGGCAAGCCATATAAGTGCTGGTCAGACCCTGCTGCTGGGCCTAGATGGTCTGGTGCGAGAATCCCCAAGGAGCAACACGCTCCCGTAGTTTGGGCATAACTAATAAAATGAGCCGTAGCCAGAATACCTCCTACTGGCTACGGTTTTTATTAAAAAGGAATAAACCTTGCGTACACTTGTCAGAAGCGTTGGTCGTTCAGGTATTGGCGGAGAACCGCTGCCATCATGTTTCAAGGCGTTTGAGTCTAACAAAATTATTCTCAGGTGCAGCGAAGTATCGATGTTCGCGGCGGCGCCAGGAGTAGGTAAGTCAACACTTGCCTTAGCCCTTGCGCTAAAGATGAAGGTTCCCACCCTATACATCAGCGCTGATACCAACGCACATACTATGGCCATGCGCTTGGCATCTATGATTTCAGGTAAGAATCAAACTGATGTTGAGCAGTTATTGAATAGTGATTTAGGTTGGACAAGAGCAGTTCTAGCTAAGGCTAGTCATATTGTCTGGTCATTTGATTCAGCGCCATCCCTACAAGATATTGATGAGGAAATACAGGCCTTCGAAGAACTGTGGGGATGCCCACCGCAACTGATTGTTGTAGATAACTTAATGGATATAGCAACCGATGGTGGCGAAGAGTTCTCTTCGATGAGGGCCATTGTTAAGGAATTAAAATATATTGCTCGTGCCACTAACTCTGCTGTGCTTGTGCTTCATCATACCAGTGAAGCCATACACGGAGCTCCATGCCAACCTAGGAGCGCTATCCAAGGTAAGATTGCCCAGTTGCCTGCCCTTATATGCACACTTGGGGTAGTTGGCACAAGCATGGGTGTTGCACCCGTTAAAAATAGATATGGGCGTGCCGATGCTGGGGGGGGTATAATGATTTGGATTGCTTTCAATCCTGAGTATATGTTTGTCGAAGATATACCAGAGAATGTTTAGGGGGGAATTTAAAAAATGGATGATGATTATCTGGAGATACACGCAAAAGAAATGGCACAGTCTGAATATCACAGACATATTTCCGCGTGCATACAGAAGATTAATTCTGCCAAACCGACAGTTAGGGACTATTATACGCAAGGCGTACAAGACGGACTTGAATGGGCAATCAGAATACTGGTAAAGGATAAGAGCGCGTAATGGCAAACCCTAATGGTCGCAAGGGTTCTAAGTTTGAATCCGATGTCATGCGTTGGCTCCGTGAGCACGGCGCAGTAGCAGAACGCCTCATTAAAGCTGGTGCGAAAGACGAAGGTGACTTGTATGTTTTCTTACAGGGCAAGACTTATATCCTTGAACTGAAGAATAGAAAAAGGCTAGCTTTGCCTGCGTTTTGGGAAGAGGCGCGGGATGAGGCAAAAAACTACGCGAAGGCAAGGAGTTTACCCTTTTCTCCTCCTGCCTTCGTTGTAGTAAAACGCAGGAACCACGGCATAGAAAAGTCGTGGGTCATACAAGACTTGGAGCAGTGGATGAGTTTGGAGCAGTGGGGATGAGAGAGAGATATGAATGACCTACCCAGCATCAGAGATATACTCATACACTATGGAGCGCAAATTAGACGAAACCATGGACAAGTCAACATCTGTTGTCCATTCCACGATGACTCGCATCAAAGTAGTAGCGCCAATCTCGACGGCAACGTATTCACATGTTTCGCTTGTGGAATACAAGGTAACAGCCTCCAAGTTATTTCCCAAAGGGAGGGCATAAGTGTCAAAGATGCAAAAGAGTTTGCAGCGAGAATCACTGGAGAGAGCAGCGGAAAAGTACGCGGGAAACATTTATCAGGCAGAAGCCTACCTAAAAAGTCGCGGAATACCAATGGAAGTAGCACGATTAGCACGCTTAGGAGTGGTCGTAGAACCGGAGGTTGGACATGAAACATACTTTGGCAGACTTAGCATACCGTATATTACTAAAACCGGTGTTGTTGACCTACGCTTTAGGAGTCTTAATCCGGCAGTTGAGCCTAAATATATGGGGCTTACTGGGATGGAAACTAAAATATATAATGTTCTTGATATTGAGCGTGCAGGTGATTACATTGGTATATGTGAGGGAGAGCTTGATGCTCTTACTCTCAGTTCCTGCGTCGGTATTCCTTGTGTTGGCGTTCCGGGAGCTAATAGCTGGAAGAAACATTATACTAGACTCCTTGCAGATTTTGAGAAAATCTTTGTCTTCGCTGACGGAGACCAGAACGGCAAAGAATTTGCTAACTCGCTCGCCCGAGAATTTCCAGTAACAATAGTTCAGTTCCCTGAAGGAGAAGACGCTAATTCGTTTTATATAATTCATGGCGCACAGGCTATCCTTAGAAAAGCAGGTTTAAATGGTAAATGATTGGAATAAATGGGGAGAAGTTCCGATTTGTCCCGATTGCGGGCAGAACTTCAGTAATATTTTTGACGCAATCGGACACTTCCTGGAGGATGGGGAAGTCTTCGACCCTGCATTGGTACTACCCGGCAATTATAGGCTTATGATAGGTTCATTATTGCGCTCTATCTATGAAAACCGCTTTAGTCCAAAGCTTATATCGGAGATTACTCAGTCGACTTACTTTACCTTGTTTACTGCTGAAACAGAACCTGATTTAATAAATCAAACCGTTGAAGATATTATAGTGGATACAGAAATGGAAAATTTTGATGTGCAGCTCAAGCGATTATTCAAGAATGGAGAATGAGGAAATATGTCAGATTACGAATCATATAGAAGATTTGGGCTACAAGATTACATCGATAAAAACACAGAAGGGGACACTCATAGTAACCCTGACAATACCCCTTCTTACGAAGAAAGCGTCGCCCCCACCCGGTTCGAAGAAGATGTCAGGATAGTTTACGATGAGTTGATGTCAATTCTGTTAGCCAAGCATAGGGATTACGGACCCAAGAATATATCTGAATCCCCGGGCGGTGCGCTCAATGGACTACGCGTTCGTATCCATGATAAGACCGCTCGAATCAACAACCTACTTGACTTTCGCCGCAAGGCTGAGTACGAATCATTAGAAGATTCATTCAGAGATTTGGCTAACTATGCCATCATAGCATTACTTGTCCTGAGGGATAGATGGGATAAGTAATAAATGATAAAGAAATCCTCGTTTGACCTAGACTTTGGTTATGGTCGCAAGGGGGAACAGTTAGTAGAGGAGCTACTTACTGGTGGTCGTACCGTTGAGGTCAAGCGCGACAGGAAATGGTGGATTACCAACAACATCTACATTGAGACAGAGTGTTGGTATCGTAGGTCGAAGGCATGGGAGCCCTCGGGCTTATCGGTTACCGAGGCTGCGTACTGGGCGTTCGTGCTTGAGCAGTCCACCCTCTTAATCCCGACACACATACTAAAGAAAACAGTCAAAGAACTAGGGAGAGACATATCCTGCGAGGTTCCTCCGAATAAATCTAAAGGTTATCTTATTACAGTAGAAGATTTATTGACCGGAACTAGGAAATGGAAAAACGAAAAGCCATGAATTGGGATAGCATAGAGGATTGGGACTATATAGTAGTCAATGTATCCTCTGAATACCATAAAAAATTCCCCATGTGTGAGCTTGAGGACATAAAACAAGACCTGTATATATGGTTTGCAGAGCACCCCAACAAGCTAGAGTATTGGGAGTCCCTAGGAAAGAAGGATGCTAAGAATCTCATCTATCGCAGCCTCAGGAATCAGGCATTAGACTATTGCCAGAGATGGAAATCCAAATCAATAGGCTATGACATAAGTGATTTATATTATTACACACCGGAATTAGTAGAAGTGCTGTTACCTACCGTATTGATGGGTAACTTTCATATCGCACCTAAGTTGAACCTTAGTAATGTAAGTAGTGGACCATCTACCCCCTCGGAAGGGGGCAACATACAAGTAATGTTACTTGAAATAGACTCTGCGTATTGGAAATTATCCAAAGATAATAGGAAGATAATCTTCTTACGCCATGCGGAGTCGTTTGATTTCAAGGAGATAGCTAACTTGTTGTCTCTTGGCACGGAGGACGCTGCTAGAATGCGTCACAAGCGTGCGATAAAACGACTCGTCAATAAACTTGGTGGGCGTAAGCCTTACCCTGACGAGGACTTGGATAAGGCTAACCAAGAAAAAGAGACAGAACAGCACCAAAGCTCAGAATAAAACATACTGCCACAATGGCAGCATATAATCCCATCTTGGCAGCCTTGATTATATTCTCTATCAAGATTTACCCCCGATGGCACGCTTCCCATGCTCTTCCCTCAGGTGTCGGCTGAGGCTTTCGAATGCCATGCGACCCCTCAATTGCCATTCCTTTTTACAAATTGGACAGATTATTATTCTCATTACTCCCCGCCTTATGTTTTGTCTTGCGTGAATATTTTTTCTTATTACGAATTGGAATTGCGGCATTTGACCTCCGCAATTCCAAGACTTTTTTAATTCGAGATAGATTAGGAAACATTTACTATCTCAGTTTCGCCGTCTGTACATCTCGAACATAGTACTCCGTCAAGTAAAAGGGCGTTACACTTACACCCTTCGCATTGTCCAGCGTTCATATCTGCTCTCCTTCCTCCTCATAATCCTCAATAATGAAATCTTCGGGTGTGGGAGCGGTAGCTAGTGTACCACACGAAGCACATTCCATGTCAATGAAGTATAGTTCTATGGTTCCATAGTACTTATCAAACATAGTCTTAAGGTTCCATACATCTGAACCGCATGGACATACTGTTGTTGGTGTCCCACGAATATCCATTGCGTTCTTATAGTCTGGCTTGAGTTCCGTTATTGGTATCGGCTCTTTATTCCTATCCAACCTTCTGCCCCTCTCTGTGTGATTTCTAATGGGGTTTCATCCCCATAGGCACAATCTATCACCGAATAATGATATATCCAGGTCTTTTTGTGCTTTTCATTTTTGTACTTTTCCTTTGATTTTACCTCTTTTGATTCCCCCATGATGGGCTTATTACAAGAATCACAGATAGTAACATACTTATCTTTAAGGTATGGCATTAGTGCCATCCTTTCTTCTTGAAGTGTTGCCAAGCTCGACAAGGGGTGTGATACCTATAATAGATATACTCCAACCCCCTGTCGATTTGCTTGGTGGGTGGTGTTCTAGGGTCAAGCCCCAGAAGCTGTGGGATACCGCCAGCATTACGGCCCGCAACTTTTATTTTATTCTGTGCGTTCGGGTTCCATGCCGACTCTTTACCCCACAATTTCGCTAGGCAAGACATTTGTTTGTCTCGCCATAATCCAAGTCTATCATAGGCATAGGACTTGCTATCGTAAGAAGTCCAAGTATCTCTTTTGGAATACTCGTATGGTTGTATTGGGTTTCTACCCATTACCAGTATGGTTACTAATACTGTGCTTGTCACAATCAGTATCCTCATCCAATATCTTTCCATAATCTTATCCTTTCTGCTAAGGCTAATGCCTTAGCCCTGACCTCACCACTACGGCGAGAGTTAGCAAGAAGTATTCTGTCCCCTGCCATCATACCTCCCCAAATCCCATGCTCTATGTTATCCTCTTTCATACCTTCTATCAAACACTCGGCACGAACTGGACACTCCCTACAAATATCCATGGCAATTAGGGCCGTTTCTATCATTTTTCTTTGAGACTCTATGGTAGGCCTTCCGTACGAGCCGACTCGTTGGCCCAACCCTTCCCCTTCGGGAAACCACATATCAGGGTCGGGCGAGCCAGCGCATAAAGCCCTATTAGGATTTATCATGGCACTTCCCCTAACTTGGTCATGGCACATGGGTGGCAATAGCAACGCGTAGAATTATCATTCTCACGAACGAGAATCTCCACGCCACACTTGTCACACTCACATGATATGTATGGGTTGTTCATCTTGTCATCCTCCCCTACATGTCGAGAATCAAGGTAGTACCCTTCATTCTTATCCACTTCCCAGTATTCGTTAAACATTTTCTTAACGGCGGGGTCGGAGGACATCAAAGCCATTTCATAATCGGCTATGAACATACCCTCATCTAGATGAGTCCCTATCCAAGAATCAAATAGTTGTTCAGATACTTCCTGAATTACTGCGCCCCGAACTTGGTCGGGCATGTCGTCAAACATGCTTGGCTTATCGTTCCTATATCCCATTTAACACCTCCTTCCTATATTTATTATCGTTCGTGGTGTTACTTATCGTTAGGACGGAAAGAACTTATGCTTTCCCAATCCTCTATGTCTTGGTTGACTACTATACCAGATTCGGATAATAGGCTAGTCACTACCTTTGCGACTTCGGCACATGGCACTTGTCGCATTGGATATGGGTCTCCCGATTCGGGCGACCATGTCAAGCCAACACTTATCAACTTGTTCATAATATCACTCGCGCATATTACGCTCATTTAGTTATTCACCTCCTTGATATTTTGTCTAAGGTTTTTATGGTGTCAAGTATAGTCTAGCCACTAACGCTTTTATTAGTTAGTGACTAGACCACACCAATGCGTTCTATTCTGATTCTACGCTGAATACAACGGAAGTATATCCATCAAGTCTTTCATGGGTTGCGACCAGATTATTCTTTCCAGTTAGATGTTTGTAATTTCCATCACCTAATGAAACCCACATAGACTTTGGCTTGAACCTCACTTGTGATGAGTTTGCCTTTAGTATAGTACCCTTTGGGTATATGCTTGCCATATTTCACCCCCCTTCATCATGGTTAATAGGTTAAGTCCTGTTGACCCAACCTACCTTGATTCTCATAGGAGTACATCCTATCAGAAAAGTAATCAGTTTCTCGCTTAACAGAAGCAGGGGTATAACACATACAATCCTGCTTACTAGCACTACATGACATACACATTTCGCAGTATTGACAATACCCTTCACTATTGTATAGGTCAATAAGAGCACCACACCAATCGCATTGGTCTATGATACCTTCAGTATTCTCACCAGAACTGATGAGGTTGTTGTAATACTCTTGCTCTATGGTATAATCCACTTCGTTTGAGTATTTATTACTCATTGGTTTTGATGAGTAATATAGGCTATTTGTAGGTTTGTGTGAATAATTACTCCA